CCTTGTTCTATGGCTTTGGCTTCCGCTTCTTCTTTTGTTTCGTAAACCTCTTTGCCATCTATCTTTTTTAAATTAACAGACATTTCAACACCAGTTTCTTCTTCAATAGTTTCTTTGTCTTGTATGTCGGTATCTACTTCTGTAAATTCTAGCGGTTGTAAGGTTGTAAAGTATAGGTTTAAGCTGATATCATTGTAAGCTAGTATTTGGTCAAAGCTATCTATTAAAAGTTCTTGAAATGGTCTTATAACGGTGTTATCCATTAAAAGAGATGCAGTTTTTATTTCGTCTGCATTGTTACCTAAACCACTACCATCTTTTATCCCTAATAACATAGGTGATACAATACGATGAGCAACCATTATTTTTTGTGTGCTTTCTTCACTCAAGAATTGGTATTGGTTGTGTGCATCACTTAATTGTACTGGTGTTATTTCAGCTTGACTTTCTTTGTTATCGTTAAAAGCTAAAATGAATTTACCAGCATTAGATGTTCCAGAAAACTTCTGTGCTATCTTGGTTTCTATTAATTGCCTTTCTTGTTGGTTTGGTGTACCATTATTAAAGTTAATCAACATAGATGGACTTAAACCATTCATTATATTGTTCAAATGATAGTTTGATACTTCTTCTTCTAACTCTGCATACTGCAAACCACCTTGATAGTCTACTGGTGAGTAATAATAAAACCCACTCTTATATGGTTTGATGTAGTATATTTCTATGCTTTCATTTGACATACCAAAAGCTGGTATTCTTAAAGGGTCATCTGTTCTTTTGATGTTTGCCCAATCATTAAAATAATAATATGCTGGTACATTACCATCTTCATCACACTTTTCTGCTCTTAAAGTTTCAATAGGCATATGCTCTAACTGAACAATCTTGCTTCTATCCTTTGAATAGATAACCTGGATTGCAGCTTGTCCCATTAACTTTAAATCATAACAACATCTTCTAACAACATCTTTTCTAAACAATGCAATCATCTGTGCATACTCATTTGGTTTTCTGTTGCTATCTGTAGCATTTAAACCTTTTCCATAAATAGCTTGTGATATACCATTTATAGCAGCATTGTTTGTAGGTGAACCATTGTATCTATCAATAAGGTATTGAAAATAGTTATTATCTGCACCATACTCAATCCAATCTTCACCATTAACTTCTTTTATCTCTGGTGATGTATATGTGCTTAAATTAACAAAGCCAAATTCAGACACCTTGCTTTTTACAAATTGTCCCTTGTCGTTTCTTTTTCTCATATTACTATGTAATCGTTATCATTACCATCATATGTGGTGTATTGCCCATCATTTATCTTATAATGGTTATTTGTTGTTTGGTTAATATCTTGGTCTGTGCAAAATATTCTATCCCTATATATTACAGATACTTTTGTTGCATCTGTATAAATTGTTAAATCATAAAAATGCCCCTCAACCAGTATTGGTGAAAAGGTATTGCTAAAAGTAAGGTAATTATTTGATGTAATTCCACTTGTAATTGAATAGTCAACACTAACATTTGTACTATCATCTCTTACTTCCATAGTAAAAGAACCTAAATATTGTCTAGGTATTATATTAAAGGATTGTGCGGTTGCAGATGTGCTTAATATTATCATCAATTATATAACGTATAAAAATAACTAATTTGTAAAAACAAAAAAAAAGCACCCTATAAAGGATGCCTTTAATTTATAAATAAATAACTATTTATGCAGTTGGGTCAATTTGTGTTACATCTGCTACTGGTGCAGTTGCAAGGAAATATGGTGCAGTTTCCTCTAAGCCCTCAAAGGTAAGCGTAAATCCACTTAAATCACCCGCGGCGCTTCCAGTTACTACTGTACCACCAGTACACTCCATTCCATTTTCAAAACCACATAGGAAGTTGTTCCCGTAGTAATCTTGTACTACAATATATGGTCGTGCAGTTGCAAGAGTTTGTAACTCATTTTGCGTTTGTGCATCTAAATATGTTAGTGTAAGATTTAATGTTTGAGTATAAAATGTTGTTCCATTTTCTCTACTACTTGTTACTGTAGTTTCTAAACTAGAATTACCTTTTACATCATACTCATAAAATGTTGGTGAACCAGTAATGGTTGCTTCTTTTGTTGTAGCATCCAATGTTACTGCTGTAATAGAACCAAAGTTTGCTACTAGAATTTTTTTTATCCCCCCAAAAGCGGACTTACAAGGTAGTTTTCTACCCGTTGTTAATGTACAAGCCATTGTTTTTTATGTTTTAAAAAAAAAGGGTAAGCAGATATATTCCACCTACCCTAATTTGTTGATTAATTAATTAATTATGCGTACTCTACTAAATCAGAAGCTATCCCGAATTGAACCGCTGAGGTGAACCTCATAATCATTCGTACATTGTTACTTCCGTCAAGGTCTGCCATATCCAATGTCTTAACTTCGTTTGTTGAGTTTAACAACCCAGTTCCAAAGTATAAGTTAGAACGTTGTGCTGCATACATTTTGTTGTCAGACATTCCTGGACATACAAAGATTTTCACACCATTCACCGTTAGGCTTCCATTGTTCCACCATTGCGTACCCATATTTGCTACACCATTTGCTCCTAAACCATTTGCTCCAAATCCGCCTAGTGCTTGTACATATAGTTTAGCTGCTTTACTACCGATGTATAAGAATAAATCTTCTTTTCCGTATAGTGCTGCTGGTATTGCATCAACTACTTTAGAAAGTTCATCAATGATGTTTGCAGATGTTAAACCTCCCGCTACTGCTGCTACTTGTTGTCCAGCTGGAATATCACCCGCTGTTGCTGCTGCATCAATTAGTTTTTCAAACCCATCAAAAGAGTTGTTAGAACCAGCTGCAGTATCTCCTTGCCAAATACAGAATTCAGTGTTCTGTGCAACCTCACTTGCTACTTGTGCAATTAAGAAATCAGAGAATTTTGGTGGCAATGTTTGACCTAAACCATAACCCATAGATTGTGCTTCCCAATCGTTAACGAAGTCATACTTACAAAGTTGTAGGTTTACTTGTAGTTCTACTGGCTCAATAATTCTTTCTGTTAGTGTGATGGTTGATTGTGGGTCAAAATCACAAGATGCAGATTGTACTATTGCACTTGTAGCTACTTTCTTAATTACTTCTTTAAAAGCAATGTTTGCCTTTACTGTTAAACCGCCATCATCAATAGTTGATGCAGATAATAAAGCTGCTGCGATGTATTCACCAGCAAATTCACCAGCATAGGTAGAATTCACAGTTACGGTTGTTGCTAAATTTACGTTTCTTTTATTCATTTTTATTTGTTTAATTTACTTAATACTCTATCTAGTGTTGTGTTAAATTGTCCTTTGGCAAATTGTACTTGTTTCTTTTGTGGTGTATTTGCTTCTGGATTGTGCTTAATTGGTTTTACTGCTGAAAGTTCTTCTTTTACTTCTTCTTCAGATATTTCAACTTCTTCTTCTTTTTCAGCTTCTACTTTGTCGGCTTTTAAATCAGCAATGGCATCTTCAAGGTTTTTTATTCTTATTTCCATTCCTTTCCAATCTGCAACATCTGCTTCTTCTTCCATTTCTTCTTCTTTCAAATCTTCTGTAATCTCTTCGCCATCTTCTTCTTCTTTGGCTGGTACCTCATCAGATACTTCACGAACATCTGCAATAACACCCTCTTCTTCTACAACTACCAATCTTCCATCTTCAAGGATGTACTCACCAACTGGCATTGCAATTTTTTCATCATCTGTTACAATGAATACTTCTTTACCTTTTTCAAATGCTTCTGCACTTATAACAGTACCATTTTCTAACTTCATTTCTTCAAGTTTAACCTCGATGTTTAGAAGCGTTTTTATTTCGTTTAACATTTCATTTGCTTTCATACTATTTATATAACGGTTATTAAATTAAAATTTGCATTTTCAGTCTGTTCGTGTTATTACTCCAATACCTTGTGCCTTTAAAGAACCATCACAGCATTCTATTGAATACTTGTTAGTGTCCCAACATAAACAAGCACGTCCACCTCCCTTAGGTGATGTTCTGCTAGGTATAATTGTTTTGTTTTTATTTCTAGGCATTAAGAATGTCTTTTATCTTATTAAGTAAAATATCATCTTCACTCATTAAGTCTTCTAATGTTTTGTCCTTAGGTGTTTCCATTTTGTCAGCAAAGTAACCCTCAATAGAAAAACCCTTAACTTTATTTGTTTTAACATACTCATTCCAAACATCTTCATTGTTTACTTTTACACTACCCATCCAAGTTCCTACTGGTACATCTAAACCATACATTGCAGATTTATCTTGTTCTTTGCTTTCTACAATCCAACTTTCAACTAACGTTAAACCATTTAATGCTTGGTTGTGTTCTAGTGTTGAGTTGCTTTGTTTACCATTCTGTAAGAACATTTGAGATGCTTTTACAATAGTATCTTTCGAAAAGTATATGTAATACTCACCTTCACCACCATTTCGGTAAATAGGCTTATTTGGGATTAGTAAAGCACCCATTAGTATCTTTTTCTCTTTGTCTACTTCTGCAAGTTTTATTTCTTGATTATTTAAAGCAACAAAATCACTTTCGATGGCTGGACTTTCTACAATAGAAATTGCATCTACTCCAATATCATCTTGTTCTTCATCTAAAATAAGTTCTATTATCTTCATAAATATATAACGTGTTTAGTTTTTAATTTTGCATTTATATACTTGCACCCTCTATAATGTTCCTATCAAGTTCTTGTGCGGTTGTTACATCATTACTTACTACGTATGCCCTTGCTGGTCTTTGTGTTTGGCTACCTATCGCATCTGCTAATTGTGTTTCACCGCTTGCACCTACTATATTAAATGCTGGTGGTGTTGGTGCAGAACCTCCACCGCTAGGTAAAGATGGTGTGCCCCCTCCGCCTCCATTAGGCTTAACAGATTTTATACTTTTAACAGCAGCAAAACCAGTTGCTAAAACACCAGCAATACTAGAAACTTTTTGTATTGTTCCAAATGGTTCTGGTAGTGTAGTTTCATTATCTAAAACTTCTGTTACACCTAGATATGTATTTGTTAATGCTTGTGCTATTGCAAATGCTTTACCAGCTTTAGAATTTTCACCTAAAATTTTTGCCATTGTGCCAAACGTTTGCCCAACAATAGCTATTTTTTGGCTTTGTAATATTTTTTCTTTCTTTAAGTCATCTGATGCATTTTTATCTTTTACATCTTGTATCTTGTTTTCATAAAAAGCTGCAACTTGTGCTTTTGCTACCCAATGTGCCCCTAAATCTTCAAGTTCTTTTAATTTGCGTTCCTTTTCTAATTGTATTTTTTGTATTTCTGTTTCTGCTTCTAAATCTTGTTGCTTTTTTATAAATGCTTTTTGTATGTCATATATCTTTTGTAGTTTTTTATCTACAACAACTGGTTCTACTTTTGCATCCTTTTTTGCTTGTGCTGATGCTTCACGTCTTGCAGTTAGTAATTCTGTACTAAGTCTTTTTTGTAGGTTTAACCTTTGGGTTTCTAATTGTATAACATTAGCTTCTAATTGTGCAGCTTCATTTAAATCTTGTGTTGTGCTTTTTGTTAATTCGTTTTCTGTTAATTTAGCTTGTAACTTTAACTTTGCAACCTCTGTTTCTTTTGCTGCTAAGTCTGCACTTATTTGCCCAGCTTCTTCTAAGAATTGTATTCTTTCTTCTGCCGTAAACTTTTCTTTATTAACCGCTTTTTCTCTTAACCTTGCTATGTCTTGTTCAGCTTGTGCTCTTTCGGTAATTAATTTTCTTGCTGCCTTTTCTGCTTTTGCTCTTTGGTCTGCAATTTTTGCTGCTGCCTTTGCATCTGATGCTACTTCTTCACCAAACTCTTTTACTGTTTCAATAGCACCGCTTACACTATCTGTAATGCTATCAACACCTAGAACAACCTTACCTAAACTATCACCAGCAATCTTACCAGCTTCTTTAAAATTACCTTTAAATAGTTGTTCAACTGCCTTACCTAAATTTGGTATTAAGTTAATTAACCCCTCGAACCTAGTTGTAATATTATCTTTTATAAGGGCAGCAAAGTCTTTTATTGCTTGTTTAGGGTTCTCAAATACACTTATAATACTTTCACCTAAATCTGCTAATAAGTCTAAAAGGTTACCTGTAACACTACCAATAACACCTAGTATTTTAGCAAACTTGTTTTGTCCTTCTTCACTTCTTGTAAATGCTTGACCTAATGCAGTAACCGCAATTAATAATGCACCAATACCAGTAGCGATGATTGCAACCCTTAATGATTTAAATCCAGTTGTAACACCAGCAACTGCACTTTTAAATGCACCAAATTTAGAAACTGCACCGCCACTAATTTTATCTAGTGTACCACCCATTTGTTGAGTAGTCTTACTTGTATCTTTTACTTCCTTGTTTACATCTTCAACACCTTTCTCTAAACCCTTTAAACTCTTTTGGGCATCTTTAGTGTTTACTTCTAAATTAATGGTTTTTGTTATTGCCATTTTATTT